AAAAGTTTCCTATTTACTATTAGGACAGAGGACGAGCAAAAAAATACATACTTAATAATGAAATAGAAAGCCTAATACTTTATTTAGTGAGAAATAAGTAAGTAGCCTATCTCTAACTTAAAGGCTTGATAATATTTTTTAAATATGCCGTACAATGAGGTGGTCAAGATAAGAAATAGTATTTTATTAATTTTATTTATTGTTCTATCGATTATTGTTGTAGCTACGGAATATAATAATATATATGAAGAGTTGATCGCTACAAGGGCAGTTAATAATCATAACTATATCTCGCAAAATGATTGGGAGAGACTTCAATTAGTTATTCCGTATATGTTAGAAATAGCAGTAATGTATAATATAGAACCAATTATTTTTATAGCTCTTATTGAACAAGAAAGTTCTTATAAATGGATATATGGTGATTCTGGTAATTCCGTAGGATTCACGCAATTAAGTATAGAAGCAGGATGGTATGTTAAATCTAAATATGAAGAAGAATTAAATGAGCTAGGATTTTATAATCTAGATTTTCATACACCATATGATTTATATATAACACCGTTAAGGACAACAGTATTATCTTTCTTCTACCTTATTGAGAAATATGTTGAATCTGGGAATTTGGCAACAGCTATTAGTAAATATAACGGGATAAATAATGATGAATATGTTATAAAATTTTTTGAAAGATACTGTGAACTTCATGAGTTATATTTTCAAATTACGAAATATTAAAACTTTTAAGAGGAGGGTATTTAGAATGTTAGCAACTATCAAGAGCTTAACTATTAGACCAAAGGGCATAATACTTAAAGTTTAGGTAGAAAAAGAAGATTTGACTGGTGATAATACATTATTATTATACAGTGAACAGGGATTAGCTATGATTGATGGTATCAATTTTGACATTGAAGTAAAAGATACTAATATTAAGTTTGACGGTGCTTTTATGACAATAGAAATAGCGTCATATGACGAAATTAACAAACTTATCACATCGGCACTTAATAACGAAAAAATAAACATAGAGTTCCCAGATTTACAATAGGAAGATGAATAATGAATGCTTATTTCTATTGAAGGCCCTGACAAGGTTGGAAAATCATCTGCTGTGGAATAGCTACAGGATATAGTAAAAGATAGGGCTATATTTCTTCAAGATCCTGGTACAACAGAAATAGGATTAGAGTGTAGAAGACTTATCAAAGAAGTTAAAAAAGATCCAAAAGCAGATTTTGCTTTATTTTTATAGGCGAAAGCGGAGTTGTCGTCTATTATAGAAGATGATAAAATATATATAACGGACAGATATATTGATAGCACAATAGTTTATCAATCTTTATTACTAAATATACACCCATTAGAGGTAGATTATATTGTAAGAAAGTTTGTAACTGTTTTGCCGGAAATAACGTTTATATTATATGGCAATAAAGAGGGCATTAAGGAACGGATAATGATAGATAAACAAGTAGATTTTTTAGAAGAGCAAGTTGAAAAAAGAATAGAGGAAGTAGTAGATCTGTATTTAGCATTAGATAAAATGTTTCCGGGCAGGAGTTATATATACGTGAACACTGATAGTAAAGACTTTGTGAGAGTTTAGAAAGAAATAATCTATAAACTTCAGGAACATTTGTTTAATAAATATATTTAGTGCGGGGGGATTAATTTGACAAAAAAAGAAAAACGTGATATAATATAGAAGAAGTTAGAAAAAACAAAAGATGCACAGGAAGCAAAGATACTAATTAAAATGTTAAATATACTTTAGTGGGAGTAAAATTATGTAGTCAAAGAGTAAACGAAAAGGTAAGTCTCTTGAAGATAGAGTAGCATCAATGATTAGAAAAAAGTTTAACGTAGATAAAAAATATATACAAAGAGCTGATGCTAGTGGCAATAAATCAACTGAAATTGGCGATATAAATATATTTGATAAAGAAGTAGAAAAGAAGTTCCCATTTGTTATAGAATGTAAAAATAGGGAAGAATGGCAGCTTAGAGACATAATAGGTTATTCTAAAAATAACAAATCTAATCCATTCAAAAAATATATAGAGCAAAATAAGGTAGATTTAGCTAAAGCTGGCGGAGAGAAATATGGTCTAATAGTATTTTCAAAAGCATATGAAGATATATATGCGATGATGTATCAACCAGAGTTGTTTGAAGATTTAGATTTATCAGTATTAGATTAGTATATAGTATCAAATATCTAGGAATACAAAGTGCTAATAACAAGGTTTGAGAACATCCTCAACAATTACAAAATTTTTTTAAGGGGGAATTTTAGTGGCAAATCTACAAAATTTGGTTAATATGATGGCTGTCTTCCAGAAGGAAACTGGAATATTAATAAGCAACATGGAGTTAAAAGGAAAAGGTGATAAACAATTACAAGAAGAGTTCAGGTTTGATGAGGTAGAATACTTATCTGCGAATGGAACAATAAAAAGTGCTTATAATCTTTATGACAACAAAGATGTCGAGTCATTAGTACAGCATAAAGAAGCGATAGCAGAGGGGTTAAAAGCAATAGGTATTGAAGATGGATTTTATTTAGGTTTAGCAAAAGTAGAGTTGGTAGGTGGAATAGGTTTTAAAAGAGTTGATGTAGAATTTGATGTATCATTTAGAATAGGACCATCAAAGCTCGAAGAATTCTATAATAATTATGCAAGAAGTATAGAACAGTCTAAACAGCAAGAACAAGAGCAAAAACAAGAATAAGCTATATCCCGTTGGGCTTTTGCCCATTGGGATTTTGTTAACAAATTAGTATATTTTTAATATGGGAGGGTTATATGATAAAAGTACTTGATCGAGGGTTCGTAGAAGTTGTTGATTATTTAGGAGATGACAAAAGGGCGGTTGAAGCTGCTCGCGTTTCCTATTTAAATAATGATAACACACAAAACAGGGAAATGACAGATAAGGATAAAAAGTTAGCACAATCTTTAATGGAGCGAGGACACTTTTCACCGTTTGAACATTTGATTGTAACATTTCACGTAAAGGCTCCTATTTTTGTAGCACGTCAGTGGTTTAGACACAGAATAGCATGTGTAGCTGGTGATACAGAACTATATTTTGATCTACCCTTAGGGACAAAGAATGGGAAAACAAAACTATATAAAAAAAGTATTGCTGAAATATATTCTATATTCTATCAAAAACAAGATACTATATCACATAATAAGCAAGAGATGAAAAATATGAAACTAAGGCATGCCAATGAAATAACGCATGAGATTGATTACACTAACATAGAAGATGTTCACTATAATGGAAAACAACACATATACGAAGTTGAACTTGAAAATGGTAAAAAAATAAAAACTTCTTTAAGGCATAGATTTTTTACAGAAGATGGATGGATAAGATTAGGTGATGCATTAAAAATAGAAACAAATACAGATCATACTATTAAATCTTTTGATAATAGTATAAGATTTGCTAATAATGGATTGCCGATAAAAGATGAGCTATATGTTTGTCAAGGGGATAGCATTAAAGATTCTAGACTAAAAATATGCTTTACTAAAGTAGAAAATGTAAAATATGCTGGGTATGAAGACACATATGATATTACCGTATCTAATCATGAAGAACCCAACTATATAGCCAATGGATTTGTTATACATAATTCTTATAATGAAGTTAGCAGAAGATATACATCTAAAAACGCTGACGAATTTTATATTCCTGATCATATAAGAACACAATCAAAAACAGATAAGCAGGGAAGCGTTAGGACGTCAAATAAGGAACTTGAGGCAGAAGCTATAGATATAGTCGCAAAAGCTTATGAAACAGCTTACAGGGCGTATGAGGGGCTATTAAGTAAAGGTGTGGCTAGAGAAATGGCGAGGATTATTCTCCCGGTAGGACAATATACTGAATTTTATTTTACAGCGAATTTCAGGGAATTGATGCACTTCTTAAACTTGAGGGCAGATTCACACGCGCAATGGGAGATTCAAGAATATGCTAAAGCTATAGCTGAAGAAGTTGGTAAAATATATCCATATTCATATACGTATTTTTTAGAAAACGGATATGAGGGAGATATCCTAAAGGTTAACTAAATCTTGGAGGTCAACTACCCCACCCTATAGAGGGTGGAGCTTGTGATTAACAAGCTCAGTTGATTAGCCTCAGCCAGGGGGTATTAACCCTATCGGGCTACGTTATATGGGAATATATAGTCACCATAGGATGCTCCACAAGTCCTATGCTCTGAGGGCAGTGGTTAAACATCTCTGAGGGGATGGCATTCATCCCCAACCTATAGAGGTTGGGGTCTTATGCCACAAAAAATGATAAAGCTTTTATAATAATTCAACAGAAAGAAGGAGGTAGCTACTATTAACACTTATATAACGAACAAGCATCAAATATGGAGAGATGACACTTATTTCAAAACACTGCTTCTTGAACATGCAAATGAAGTACCAGATGGGATTTTTGTATTTAAAGAAGAAAATGATTTTATAAACAAACCAGTTCGGTTAATACAGAAAGACAACGAATGGTATTTAGTAAACATCGACAGAAAACCATTTCTAGATGTAAACAAAAAGCCTCTTCCAAAGTTAACCATTCAAGATTTCTTCTACTTTGTAAAAACAAAAACTTTAAGGAAACTCAAAAAAGAAGAATATGCTTATATTTCATACCTTATTATGAAACATTTAAATGCTTATTTTGAGATTGATTCTGAAAAATATCAGAATATAATCGATGAATTTAGTAAATCTCCTCTAACCAGATTTCATGGGTTGTATGAGGTATTTATTTTAGCTGTTGATTTACAAAGATATTCGGAAAAAATAGGCTATAAAACATTCATATTAACAAAAACATTCGTGGAACAAAATTTGGGTATGAACAATGCGACTGCTTCATCTGTTTTAATGGTTTTAACAGCTTCCGGGATATTAAATAGAACCAAAGTTATCAAAGTAAATGGTAAAAGAACGTTCGCTTATAAAATCTCTAATGAGGTTTTAAAATCTCCCAAAAAAGCTTTCCATGATGCTTATTGGGTAATTAGGAAATTACAAACAGTAGCAAAAACAAAAGGCATAACAAAAATAAAAGCGAAACATGTTTATGAACATTTTGGCTCAGAAAAAGCTTCGGAAATTTTGAAGCTTACCTTTGATTATTACAAGCTTTTGTATAAAACTCAACCAAGAGATCCTAAACACAAGTTCTTACCATCAAAAACTCGTAGAAGAAATTACATAAAAGAATTATATTCTTTTTTAAACACTCCAAGAGAATATTTTGATAGTAGAATTAAGAGCCTTTTCTTAAAGACGTTTATCATTGAACAAGGCAAAAAACGTAAAAAAGGTCCGATTGAGTTTATACCTGTTATATAGAAAATAACAACAAGAATTAATAAGTTAAAATCAAAAGCAGCATTTTAAGTGCTGAGTTTTTTCATTTTCAAATTTTCGATTAAATTTTAAAAAACGCTAAAATAAAAATCGCGCCGGTTCATTTTTTATCTTTTTTCTTATTTTTATTTGTGAAAAAAATAACGTAGTTAGCTCACTAATGTTAAGTGAAGATATAATGAAACTAGTTTGAATATGGATTTTATTGGTAAAGTTAAGATTATACCTAACTTTCAGGTCAATTACTTAAAACTTTTAATGGTTTTAAGGTTTTAAAGTTTTTGACCTCCAAAAAAAGGAATCCCCGTCCGCAGAAATGCGGACGTCTAATTCCGACGTCAGGAGGAATTAGAATTAAAAAGAGGTAAAAATTCTGAACTTGTTTATGTAAGTAAAAAGACGTTCAGTTCTAGTTTTTAGGTAATCGATTTTACCGTAAGTTTTTTAAAGCGGTTATGTACTACTGATTCCTAATAAATTCTTGGGTAGGACGTCATATTTCATTAACGTTTTTGAATAGCTTTAATTTTAAGATAAATAACCTTTTTTAATTAAAAACATCAATTGTTTCAAAGGACATCATTTAAAGGTGGGGAAATTTTACCCACCGCCATTATTTATTAATTGATAGGTGGTACTTTTTTACCCACCTCTAAGTATAAGCGTTTAAAAAACAACGTTTGAAGGTGGGGAAATTTTACCCACCACTATTATTTATTAATTGACAGGTGGTACTTTTTTACCCACCATTAAGTGTAAGCGTTTAAAAAACAACGTTTGAAGGTGGGGAAATTTTACCCACTTAAGAATAACCAAAAAAGGAGGAAAGATATAAATGGAAGCCACGTTTTTGTTTAAAAATAAACAAACAGGTGTATATGATGTATATAAATTTATATATTCAAAAAAGCATGGTTATATTCTAGTAACTATGCACGGCAAAAAAGTACCCAACAAAAAATATTATTTAGGAGTTGGGAAAGATATTAAACCGTATTTGCAAAGTATAAGTGTTGATGCAAAAAAGTTAATAGCAGGTTCTATATATAATTGTATTGGTTCAAATATTTTCGAAGAAATTCAAATAATTTATGAAATCTTGGAAGAAGATGTTGTGTTTAGGTTAACGTTAGAGTCGAATGAACCAAACGACAATAATACCGTTACCAAATACACAAGAAAAAAAATCAAAACATTTTTAGAAGTTATATATCAAGATATAAGTGAAAGTGCATATAACACTATGGATAGAAAAAGGAGTGAGAAAAATGCTAATCGATATAAAAGTAACAAAAAGAAATAAAGAAATGAGACTAGTGATTTATAACAACCAGATAATAATAAAAGGTAGAACAATAAAAGCAATACCACAAAGCACCGATGATTTAATAAATATAATTAAATACGAATTTAAAAATCCGAGAGTAATGATATTCTCGGATGGTTTTTCTATTAAAGCCGATAACGGTTTTTTTAGGTATTTTGAGTGAACAAGGAGATCGATTATTTGATCTCCTTTTTCTGTTCCCCTGACTGTTCTTTTTTTTGTTCTTCTTCTAGTTGTTTTCTTTTTTTAGTTTCTTTGAACCAAGGAGCATTGCTGTTAACTAAAATAGGATTGTCTTTTTCGTCTTTATGTATATATAGATACATGGGTTTTTTAAAAACAACCCGATAATTACTAGTTCCCAATCCAGGCATATCAATTAGTTTGAATCTTCCTATTTTACGTAATCTAAATTCCCCTTTCTTTAAAATTTCGTCCCAAAACACTTCTTGTAATTCTTTAAGAACCGCATCTGTATCTTTTATAGTTACACCAGCACCCTGAGCTAATCTCCTTACAAGTTGCTTATGAGTCAACATTCTTATTCCTCCATTCTTATTTTGAAATATTTTTTCTTGCACCTACAATTTTAAAAAATCTATGTAAAAAATTAGCCGGCATATCAACTTCAACTATTTCGTAGTATTTTGTGAATATATCGTTAACATTTTTTCCTTTTTCGGTTAGTTCTTGTAACCTTTTTTTTGTAATATAGAAAACAATGCCATCATCAAAAACACGTTGTCCTTCTAAATATTTTGTTATATATTCTTCCGAAATTTCAATACAAGTTCCAAACTTTTTCAAATCATAATTGTTGGTAAGATGAATATTAGGTTTAGTCCAAGCATGAAAATTTTTAGCAACATCATCTGGGTCAGGCAAACCATCTTTATCGTCATCGCCATCATTATCAAAGAAATGTATTGGATAGTTTAACATATTCATAAACACACCAGCTATTTTTCTTTTTTCATCATCTGGACAAACAGATGCTTCACCAAAAAGTATTATGGGCAAAATTTTTCTGATATTAGTTATAAACATTTTGCACCTCCATTTTTTTAGTATAGGCTTGAAAAAAAAGAAACAACATGATATAATTAAAACGACATTATTAATTTTACGTATTTATTTATTTATCCCCAACGAATTTAAACGAAAGGAGCGTAAGCTATGCTTTCAAATCGTCACTACGTTGATGAAGAAAGGCTCATCTCACTTCTATTATATGACTTGCAAGCTAATATGCCGGTTATTTCATCAGTTGTCACACCCACTATGCTGCAGAACCCGGAATTTAAACAAATATATACGATTCTACTTCAAGAATTTCAAAAAAATAAAGATATTGATATAAAGAGGGCTTTAGCATATAATAATGTAGACATTGCGAGAATTGCGGAACTAACCGATAACTTCGTTTATATAAGCGAAGATGAAGCTGAAACTATTGCCCGCCATGTATGGGAAAATTATCGTGCTCGACAATTAATTGAACAAATAGAAAAAGTTTATACAGAAGTTTCAGAATCTTATGATCTTGAAACCATTAAACAAGAAATAGGAAATCTTTTTGTAGAGAGTAATCGAGGAATAGATTTAGAAAGTACATATACTTTAGTTAATGCTTTTACAGAAGTATTGAAAGAGTACGAACTAAAAGAGAAAATAAAAAAAGAAAATCCAGATGCAGTATTTTTATCAGGCGATAGTACAGGTTATAAAACTATTGATAAATGGACTTACGGATTGAAAGAACAGGAAATGTGGATTATTGCCGGACGTCCTTCAATGGGTAAGACCGCATTAGCTCTTCAGATGGCTTTTAAAACTGTAAAACAAAATAAGAAACCCGCCATGTTTTTTTCGTTAGAAACTTCAGCTACAAACCTTTCCAAAAGATTAGTTATCATTAACTGCCAAGTTTCAAACAGCAGGATTTCAGAAGGCAACTTAACACCAGATGAAAAAACCAGAATGTATGATTTTATATTTCATTTTTCAGATTTGCCGTTGGTGTTTGTTGATTCTGGTATTGTCACGCCTAATACCATAAGAAATAATTTAATTAGATACAATGAAAGAAACGAGCAAGCAATAAGATATGTCTTCATAGACTACCTACAATTATTGACGCCCTCCAAACGAGCAGGAAACAGACAAGAAGAAGTCAGCTCGATTTCCAGAGAATTGAAGTTAATTGCCAAAGAATTTAATATCACAATTGTTGCTTTATCTCAATTGAGTAGAGAGGTTGAAAAACGTCCTGATAAACGTCCAAAAATGTCAGATTTGCGAGAATCTGGATCTATCGAACAAGATGCTGATATTATTCTGATGTTGTATAGAGATGAATATTATAAGTCTAAAGATGAAAAGCGCCAAGAAGCATATCAAAGCTTAACTGAGGTTATTCAAGCTAAGTTTAAAGAAGGACCAACAGGTGTTTATAGTCTGAACTTTATCCCAGAATTCATGTTGTTCACAGATTATATTCCAGATATTGAAGGGGGAATGTAAAAGTGTATGATCTTTCCATCAGTCAAAAACTTCTTCAACAAGATAAAATCCCTAATAGTTTATTTAAACTTTTTGTTTTTTTAGAGACTCAAACACAGCAAGTTTTATATAATGTCACGGCGATATCTAAAACTTTAGGACTTTCCAGAAAAACAGTGAGAAGAGACCTGAAATTGTTAAAACAAATATGCCCAGAATATTATGAATTAAAGGTTACTTACGAGATATTGCCCACAACTGAAGAAATACAAGGAGAACCTCTTCCGCAAACCTCAAGAGAGCCCGAAGCAGACGTTTTAGACAACCAACCTGTATCATTGGATAGCCATTTGTTAGAAAAGGCGTTTGAGTCTTTTGAAGTAGCATGTGCGGAAATTTGGGATAATCTAAAAAAGCCTTTCAGAGATTTTATACTTCAGTTTGAAGAAAAAGAACCATTCACTCAAGTTCATTATAAAGTATTGCAAAAATCGATTGAAATTTGTATAAAGTTAGACGCAAGGTTAGATGAAGAAGCGGTTGTAAAATTGCTAACTGCTTCTTTAAAACAAGTGCAAAAACAGTATTATGGTGCATACGATCAAGACGACCCTAAAAGGATTAAACTGTGGAAAATGTTGTTGTCATATTATAAGAGCAAGTTCCCAGGAACAACTTTTTATAATAAAATGGTTGATTTGAGTATAAAAAGAAAGAAAACGGAAGAATTTCAAAAACAGAAAAAAGAAGCGGATATACCTAATGTACCATATAAGAAAATATTAAAAATGTTTAAAGAAATCAACCCTACCTTAAATGTTGTATATAAGAAAAATGGAGAGTTACCTTATTCAACTATTAAAACAATACAAAGAACATGGATAGAATATCATGATTTGGAAGAATGGAGAACTGTTTTTGAAAGGGTAAACAAATCCAAGTTTTTTAATCAAAAGTGGCTGCCTAATTTCGAATGGTTATGCGAAATTAATAATTTTAGAAAAATTATGTCAGGTGAATATGTCAACGATCAACGGAATCCTTTAGAAATAGAAAATGAGCGTCTTAAAGCAAATTATATAAAACAAAACTTCAATAAAAAAGATAAATCAGTAGAAACTCCTGAGGAAAAAGCTACTAGATTAGATGTACCTATTTTCATGTTACCGTATATGGCTGATGACGGAAGAACGGTACTGGTAGAAAAGGTAGTCGAAGAATCACCTGAACTTTTAAACTCGTTAGTTGAATATGCTCTTATAAAAGGGTTTGAGTTTTCTAAACCAATAAAAATATTAGACGAGGAGGATGTTACCGGTGCAAAAAAAGTTGTTGTTGGAAATAGTTAAGTCTATTTCTGACAAACCTAATTTGAATAAAAAGAACTACGAATTAGCAATAAAACATATGGAGCAAACCAACTTTTCATGTTTTGATGATTGTAAAATTACAGTGTTCAGGATTGGGGATGACTATTATCAATGTCCTATTGCCAGAAAACGAGAAGTTATCAAAGAAAAAGAAAAAAACATGTCGCCTTTAATCAAGAGTATGAGTTTTGATAATTTTAAAACATCGTTTTCTGATTCTGCCAAAATAGCTTTAACACAAGCACGGATGTTTATTAGTCAATATCCAAAAACCAAAGACGCTAATATGATTATATACGGTAATGTCGGAACCGGTAAAACACATCTTGCAGTTTCTATAATGAAGCAACTATTATATTTTTCTTCTTTCGAAAATATAACTTTCGAAACTCTAAGCAACGATCCTTCTTTTTTAAAAGATGAAAATCGAATATGGAATATGAAACATAGTGATTTATTGATTTTAGATGATTTAGGAGCGCATCTACTCAATAATTGGGCTATGGACGTGTTATACGATATCGTTGATACTAGATATCAAAATATGTCTGGCACAATTATTACAACTAACATAGGTTCTAACGTTCGCGATTCAAACGAAGAGTTTAAACAACAATTTCTAAATACGTTTGGTCCAAGAATTAGCAGCCGTTTATTCAGAAAATGCGCTTTTATTTGCATGTCCTATGCTGACGTTAGACAGGCAGGTGTTAGCAATGTATTATGTTAATTCCTACATTGAATGGCAACAAAAAATAACAGAAGCATACTTTTTCCCGGAATTAAAAAACGGTAATCACAAATTGTTAAAACTTAAAAATATTACTGATAATCGAAACGAAATAAAAATCGTCATACACGAGTTTGGAGAGTATATTAGTTATTGTATCATGATCCCGTTTTCTTCGATGGAAGAATATAAAACTATTATTTTTGAGTTAACAAAAAATCTTTTTAAAGAAATTAGTACAACAGTTGTTAAATCAAAGGATTTAATACCCAAACGCATAAACGAAACGGGGTATAATTTAACTATACTAGTATCTAATTTCAACGAAGCGCCACTAGTATCTAATTTTAAACGTTCAAGTTTTAGACCTTATGGAAAAGTGAGCCATATAGATGATTTACTTTGTTTTATAGAAAAACTTAGATTCGATAACAACTGGGAAGAAAATTTTTCAGACTTTTTGTTGGAAGGAATAAAAATGTTTAACACATATAAACCAGCAAAGAAGAGAAAAACAAAAAAAGAAGTGAACTTAAACATTCCACTTTTCTAAGCAAACCAAAGGAGACGAACACCAATGGAATTTGAAAAAGAAATAAGAATAGATATTGATAGAATACCGATTTCAGTTAATTCTGCGTATAAACGTTCTGGGAACATTAATGGCAGGCGTGGAATGTATATGTCAAAACCCGCAAAAGATTTCAAAGAACATCTACAATGGGTAGCAAAATTAAAAGCTAAACAAAACAAATGGAAAATTTTTAACGAAGAACGGTTCTTTTATGTTGACCTATATTACACTTTTAAATCAAGAAAAAGATTTGTCGATCCTAACAATACTCATAAGATTACTTTAGATGCTTTAGAAGGCATTTTGTTTGAAAACGACAGATGGGCTTTGGTCAGAGATATGTATGCAGAGTTTGGTCCTGAGGAACATCTTATTATAGTCGTTAGAATACCTAAAAAATAACTGCAATTCATCATCCACTTACAGAAGTGGGAGTCTTCTTGCAGGAAAATGATAAAGGAGACACGATTTGTCGTCTCCTTTATTTCTCAAAACTTTATTTCTATTCCCGCAAATAAATTAGGCTTCTCATAATCATACTTCTTTTGTATTCCGCCACCAATACTGATAGTATCTTTACTATCCATCGGGACAAACAACCCGCCACCTACCGACTTATTAGTCGCAAACAAATCAACGTTTATTCTAAATTTTCCAGATTCACCAGGATCAAGTGTGAAAACCGTGGTGGATACTCCTGTTTCTTTGCCTTCTGTTGTTAGGAGTTCTGTTTTCCGAATTGTTTGTCTAAAAGAAAAACCGATGCTTCTATAGCTGCATCTAATAATGTGGCGTCTCTTTCACTTATATCGATTCCGTGGTTTTTAAGTATATCAACAGCCATTGAAAAGGCTTTTTCTTTTTTTTGTTCCGAAGTCAAATTTTCACTTCCTGATATTTGTTCAACAGCAATTACTACATCTTGAGCGACCATTTTTATTGTATCAGCCAAAGTAACAAACTTCTTCTTTTTATCTTGCGGAATTTTACTTCCAAAATACACTGCAACCAACGCTGCTACAAAAACAATTAGATACACAAGAAACTCAGCCATTTATTCTTCCTCCTTAATATTTTCTTCAAAGTTTTCTTCTTCAACCAAAATCTCTGCTTCCGGTGGGTCTATAGGATCAATTTCTTCAGCAAACATTTTATATTTAACAGTATCTTCCACTATATCATCATCTTCTACAACATCAATATTTTCTGTTATATCTGTACTTGTATTCTCTACTATCTCTGTTTTAACTTCGTTTGACTTTTGTTTAGAATCGTTCACTTTTTCGTCTTTTGGTTTTACTTCATAATATTCCAAAAATATTGTTACTCCACCTAATGTTGAAGTGAATATTTTTTTATCAAGAATCACAAACCCTTTTTTTTCGTCTTGATGATTCATGATATACTCATAACGTTCCTTTTGACTAGGATCAGCTATTTTAAACTCTTCACATTTGTATACTTTGCTTGTTTCTTTGTCAATAAATTCTTCTTCCCCGTATACCTTTAAAATAGCCTCGGTAGCAGGGTCTTGTGCAAGTTTAGATTTATCCATTTCAACCACCTTACATTGGGCTAGTTTCGGCACGAGAAGGTTTTACTTCGTTCATTTTTCTTCTGTGAACTTGCCCACTAGCATTAGATTCTTTCGGTTTTTCTTCTTGTTCTTGTTCCATATTACCAGTATTATCATTGTTACTATTATCTTTGCTTACCTGTTGACTTATCCCTAATAATTGTCTTAATAGTGGATCGTTCATAATAACATTTTTCATAGCTAAATTAGCGTATTGTCCTGTTAATTGATTTAAAAGCGTGTCAGGGATTTTGTCAAATTGACCTTTCATTATGTAATTAGCCATTTCACCTAGTTCTTGATTTTCTATTTCTGGCGTTTGTGCGTCTGCTAGCAAATTCTGTGCTTGCATTTGAGTTAACGCTTGCTGCAACATCTGATATCTAGCATTGTTAGATTCTATCTCAGCTTTTTGTTTTGTTTCTTCTTTAAGAGTTTCGATTTCGTTTTCGTATTTTATACCAAACTCATTAAGTAAAGTTCTGTCTGATATCTTAGATGCATTTGCGAGGTTGATTAAAAGGTCTTTTCTTATAGAATCATCCGCCATCTTAAAATCTCGCATTTTAAGATCTATAGGCGGTAACCCGGAAATCTTGGATATCTTTTTAACTAAAAACTTGAATATTTTAGTTAACCCACTTCTATAATTCAAAAAATGATTTTCTAACATTCTCAAAGATACAGAAGAACCTGACCAAGATAAACCACCAAACAAGAATTCTCTAGGCACACCTAATCCAGCGATGATTTCACTTATAATGGCATCGGTTTCTTGAAACAACATTAAAGCTCGACCATCCCCGCCGATTTTTCCTTCAATAACAGGATAAGGGAACGTTTGAATAGAATTAGGGTTACGATCCCATTTAGCAAGTGCCTCACTCATTTTGTTCTTCCATTGAGCTAAGTTAATTGTCCCTAACACTCCAGCTGGTCCTTGAGTTCCTAATACCAACTCAGTCGGTGGAGCTAAATACCTCTTTGTTAATATATGATCTTCTGCAATAGCAGCTTGCGCTCGTCTTAATATGTTTAGATATATAATCTGGTTCATAACAGGTTGTAAAGGAGGTAATCCCCAACCACCAAAATAGGATGTCACGCTAGGATGTTTGACATGCAAAACATTGTTCTTATCCAGTTTAAGATATTGATAGTCGTTGAGTATTGCTTCTAACATCCATTTAGGAGTATGTTTTAGAAATTCGACCTCGTTTTTTATTTTAGTTTTTTCTTTGCGATCAATTTTATAGTAAAACACCTTTTCATCGGTGAATTCATTATATTCAATTTTAATATTCAGAGGATTCCAGAAGATTAATTTAAAATCATCTGAGTTTTGTATAATTATTTGTTTTATGGTTACAGGACATTTTCTTTTATATTTGGGAGATAATATATAAAGTTTATTGTTTGTTATTTCCCAATTAGGAACTTCTTGACCACCTTTTTCTTTTACATATTTTGGTGTTAATATTTCTTCTTCATCAGTTTCGTTTATAAAAATAATTTTAAAAGGTGGTAAAATGGAAATAAAAATATTACCGTATGTGTTGTAATTTATTCCATATTCAATCAATTTTTCTTTTATTCCCATTTGTTCTAATATTTCTTCGTATCTTTCTTTTAATTCTGTTTCTGGAGTATCATAAACAATTTCAGTAATTGGATATTCAGCCATTTTCGTAATTATCCCATTCACAATGTCGTTAGTCATGACAAAGTAAAGAGATAATCTCATAATCATGTGTATATCGTCAGGCAAATAAAAATTTAACGGATCAAACGCTTGCCATATTTTCTTTCTAACAGTAGTATAATCTGTTGTAGGTATTACATCACTTAAAACGTTCATAAACGGTGCAGCAAGAAAGTTTGAAAATTATATTCAAAATATTACTTGCCGCTTCTCTCCTTTCGAATAAAAAATTACATCCAAGTACTTTCTATAGAAAATTCATCAAATTCTTTAATAGCCTTATCAATTACGTATAACTTTTTCAATTGTATTTCTTCTAAAGGTGAAAAACCAGCATTGTTCAGAACTTTTTCTATATCTGGTCTATCTTTGATTTTAGCATATTTTTCTTCTATACTCAGTCTTTCTGGAGACATAGGAATATCTATAGAGTAATGTTTTAACAGTTCGTGAGATGGCAACATACCCAATTGATAGATCCACGTTATTTTAATATATGTTTTTACTTCTTCATTAAAAAATTCTGTAGGTCTTTTTTGTCTAGCTAAATGTAATGTGCACATTAATTCATAATCTTCTAAAGGTTCGAGGACATCTGTCATGCCTAATCCATCGACTAAAAAATTTGCTACATTATGGAACACATGCCATTGCTCAAAGAATAAGTTAGAGGTTAATAAAGTACGGAAAGCTTGAAATTTATTTTTCAAGCTTTCGCACATTCTAACACCTAAAAATTTAGTAATATAATAGTCCCAAACATCTATAGAAGTGTTTATTATATCTAGTTCAACACCCTTTTTTTTAAAAAATTCTTTTAAGAAATTCACTATCTTTTCTGGATTAATTGAGTTGGGTCTAGTTATAATTGATAATTCGCTCATTTGTTAATACCTCTGATAATTTGCCAAATTGTTATGCGCAATTCTACAGGTAATTCTTCCCAAACTGCTTTTGGATTTTCAATTAAAGCATCTAGTGTTTCTTCATCTAATACATCTGACAATAACTCTTTATTCGCGTCTAATTCAGCATAAGACGGTACTTTTGTTTCGATTTTTTCTTGCTTGTCAGATGGATTCATAATTTCTTCAGGAGTACCTATTAAAGCATAATAATCGTCAACAGCCGCAAGTTTATCAAGCGTATACATTCTTCGTCCAAACTCTTCTGGTGAGAGTTCTGCAGACGCTTTATATAGTAATTCATATCCTTTTTTTGCAGTATTGTCTTTAGCTAGTTTGATTCGTTCATTTATAATTTCATCTAAATTATTTGGATATTGACTAAACGAAGCATATTTGTTTAAAGGATTATCCGGCGAAATTGTTATACCATATTTCTTTGCCTGCTGTTTTATATTTTTTGCGAGTATACTTTTTTGTTCTGCAGGCAAATCTTTATGTGATCTAGCAAACATACTAATTGCAAATCGTGTATGACTTTCGTCTGGCATAGGAAACTTTCTGATTTTTTCTCCGTTTTTCTTTGTAATTACCAACCCAAACACCGAGTCTGGTAAATTCTCACGTTGTTGGCTTGTGAGTTTAGCAGCGGTTTTTGTCATATTTGTTTCATATACCGCTGGTTCTTCATCACTTAGAAAGTAAATAACCGGGAACTCTCCATTATAATTACTTTCCATATCCGCATACTGTTGTATGAGTGCAGGTGTTTCCAAACCAAATTTATCAGCTGCTAGTTTTATTCGTTTAGCAACTTTTTTCATACAAGATACAGGTAATTTGTCGTACGTTTTGACAAAATATTGTATTGATAGAGCAGTGTTTTCCTTAGAATCTAAAGGGTATTTTGCATGCTCTTTGTTTTGATTATCAATAATCACAAAAGCGTGTTGTGCGTTATCTGGTCTTGACATTGGTATATTTTTTTTATCAACCAAAACTGAATCTACTTTTTCCAACGAATCGTCATAGTGGTCGAACACTTCTCCTATAATATTAAACATTCGGTTTTTCCTCCCACTTACGCCCCGATGGCTTCTAATCTAACAAACGAGAAATGAAGATTTTCAGCTACCATAGGGTTGTTTGCCGATATACTTAATGAATAACCATCCAGTAAGGTATCGTGCAATGCAATAATTTTGTTCGGAGCGTTTTTAATTAATTCTGCTGTAGTGTCTTGTGAGTCATCTGGCGTATTGAATAAAGTTCCTTCTTCTTTATATAAGGCAATTACTAACGATACTTCTCTTGCGAATATAGTTCTTAGAATACTGAATACTATTTTTCTATTAGGAATTTTAGAGTCGTTATACACTTGATACCCGTTTTGAGTGCCTTTGACAAAATCGAAATATTTTAAAATGTTTCCTGTACTCAGTAATAATTTAGAAACACCAAAATCTCCCATTACCCTATTTTCTGCGAATGCAGAAACATCAGAACCAATTTCAAAGAAACGTTGTAAAGTTTTTTGCTGGCTGAGTGTTAAATCTTGAACCATACCAATCGGCATTAGTTCGTCAGCTTCCGTAAAATCATCTACTATATAATATGAATTATTATTAGATCGTTTTTTGACTGGTAACATAAATAAAAAATGATTACCTTTAACGAAATCGCTTGATTTATATTTGTTACCGTTTACAAACTGTGTTGTGGGATTCCAGTCCGCCATAGCTCAACCCACCTCCTAAATATCTTCAATATCCACAAATTGAAAAGTAGCGGATTCTATTACTTGTGGTTGTCCTGCAATTGCCGACAAACTCTTGTTTTGAATTTTTGCTTTGTTTATTCTTGCTCTTCCGATAATATTTGCACCTACACCAGAATCGGTATTTAATTCATCTGGCTGGTCTGGGTCGAATGCTACTAATAAGAAATCGGAATGTCTACCAAAAGTTTGTAATAAATCTAATTCTAAATTGCTTCCATTTGGACCTAAATCGTGTGTAGCAGAAATCAAACTTTCTTGAAACACCAAGATTTTATTTATAGCTAAGAACCCTTGAAATGGTCCTGGAATATTTTTAGCTAGTAAACTTCCTATTTCACCTACTGGTTGATTCATTCTACCTTCTTGAATCTGTACATCTTGTACCAAACCTATTGGAATAGGTTCGCCGTCTTTATACACATATAACACGAATCTGTATGAAGTCAATAAACTTGCATCTTTTTCAGAAATCATTTTTTCTACATTTTTATCTAGTCGCCATTCAGCCATTTTTGTACCTCCTTAAAGGAAACATAAAGGAGAGAGGCTCTCCTTTATAATGTTTGAATTCTGAGTATAACAGTACCGCCTTTCATTGGGAGTTCTGGGAAGTAATTGATTTCCAAGTATACAAACTTTGGATTTTCGGGATCTATACCAAAACTATCTACTTGAACATTATCGCTGATTAACCCCATTGCGGCGTGCTGCTTTAATCTTTCATTAATCATATCAACTATCAACGTTAGTTTTGATGTGGTTAATGTCTGAGTGTTCTTTATTTTTTCTTGAACCAAATTGTTTATATCTTTAGAAGACCAGTCAACAGAAGCTACAACTGAATGTTCTCTTCCTTTTTCATCTAGTGTATCGGAAGTAACTTGATCGACTATTGTTGGGTATCCAGAAATCCCTTGTTCTAAAACAATATACCCGTTTGCAGATAATGTCGTTATTTGGTCTTGACTAAAATAAAGCCTGTTGTTTAGCGGATAATAAATTCCTGATATCAATGGCAGACTTTGATAAGTTAATTGATACATTGGAGTAGAATCGTTCATCAACTTACCAGTTAGTGCCATTAAAGATGCAGCACCATATACTCCCGGTACAGGGTATTCAAACGAATAAAAATTAGTTTTTAGTACTGGATTAAACAGTACATCTATTCTTTTTTCGTTGATTCCGCTTACCTTTCTCAACGCATCATTTACAATAACCGTTTTATTATCAGAAGAAAATCCAGTTTCTGATAGATCTTCAAATCCACAAAATCCTATAGCGGTTTTGACATAATCCAACTTCTCTTCTCGCTTTTTAACAAAAGAGTCTAGTATAGGCAGAATAGCAAAATTAGACAGAACAACATATGAATATACGCCACGTTCCGCTAACATATCTAACTTTTCTTCTATATCAACTACATCGTCTAAATCAAAAGCACCATAATAAGTTGAATTTGAACAAGTTGTCGCTACGGCATATACACCTCTTTCTGATCCTTTGACAGCTAAATATGTTCCGAAAGCGATAGGATTAAGTGGGTGTATAACACCGAATTTGCTTTCTATATCATCTACTGTTTCTACATACTGTAATGACGAATAAATAGGATTATTTGTATTATATTCTATATGAAGTGTCTTACCTACCATGTTATATGTAGGTTCTATAAATATTATGCCTTTGTATGGATCAACCCAATACTCAGGTGAGGTTACTCCAGATTCTGAAAAATCTTTATCGTTTACAAAATTATCATAATACACGAAATCTTCTTGAACGTCTACTGGGTTTTGAGAATCACTGTCATCAACATATGTAGCGTACACTTTAAGATATTGTGTTGGATTAGCAGATGAAAATAGTATTGGATAATCATTAGTTTGAAATGTTGTTTGTCCGACATCCATATTCCCCATTAACAATGAAAATTCCTGAGTCTTTTTAATTGTATGCGATTTTGTTGCTTGATATTCAACAACTATAGCAAAGTTATTTTCTGAAGTTCCGTCTGTATTTATAACGATACTTGTAGTACTTCCACTTAAATTATGTGGAACAGGTGAATTACCATTACCATCTAATAATAACGCAGGAATCAAAATTTCATTTTCCCTTATACCTGAACTAATAGTATCTCCAGATACAGGATCAGTCCATGAAAGGTCTCTAACTACCTGTGTTATATCTACGTATGGTACATCTATAGCATCTAATTTAGTTCCAGCAAAACCGCGAATATAATCTCTTGAAAAATGTCTTATTCCAATATTCATCGATGTATTAGCTGGTATTAGATATATTCTTACAGAGCTTAAATCGACTTCGTCATAGATAGGATCTCTCTTAGGATAATCGATTCTCAATGGTTGTGTGCCGTTAGTTCTGTATGTAATTCTCTTACCGTTGTAATCTTTAACAACAGCGTCTGGTCCTTCAACGATAATGTTGCTAGCGCCTATTACGCCTGTTGGAAAAACAGGTGGATTAGCAGCAAGTTTTTCTTGCCGCACATATTGTTGTTTTACTTTAAATCCCGGAGCTTTGTAAGCCATTTAGGCACCTCCTAAATTGTTCTTAATTGAATTCTAACATTTTTGTATTTTTTACTCGGATTTTTGGGTTTTGTCAGCAAACTTACTTACGATTTTTACAGTATCAAATGTAGCTTCTTTGTTTTCAAAAAATAGTTTGTAATTAAACGTAAAATCTATTTGGACCGGTATGTTATACATTGCTTTATTTCCGTGTTCTTGAATCAACATAGCAGAACCAATCCCAACAGGATCTATATCGTTGAAAAAATATTTTTCGAGTTTTGTTTTATACCTTTTTATGTTCAAAAAATAATTAGTTGCCAGTCTATAACCTTCTATTTCGTCATCGGTTATAAAACTGATAATAGCGTTGGATGATAGAAGTAAGGTGTGTGGTCCTGAACGAAAAGTAACTGCACCATCATGGTTAGGAAAATAGTTTGTAGTGTCTGTTATACCAGTAATATCTATAATAACAATTATTCGTTTATTACCCGAATTGTTCAATGAGATAGAATTAAAAGCATAACGAAGGTCGTATTCCTCTTCGTTATATCCCATTATTTCTTTCATAAAATAATGTAAATGGTCTAAGAAAATTGACGCAGCATCCTCATGAAAAGAGCTGTTATGTTCCTTTGCATTGCTTGAATCCATGGCAATACCACTCCCAAATTTTGTCTAGCCTCTAAAACAGCTTCCTCTACACTTTCGACAACAGTATCCCTTATATAATATCTCGGTTGTATACCGGGATTCCACCATCCTCCACGTTCTAGAGATTCTTGAGAAACATATCTTATTATTGTTTCACCACTTTCTGTTTTTATAGGCACTCTTTTACCTAACAAATATGTCATTTGTCTAGGTCTGGTTCCGACCTCTAAAAAATTAAAAATTTTGTTTCCAGACACTATACGCACACCATTTACTTCTGGTCTAACTTCAACTTTATCTAAAAATTTTTTTATTCCTCTTGTTGATAACCGACGATCCTTTAGCAGAGTCAATTTAAGGTTATCCATAATATTTTTAGCAACAACTTTAGCCGAAGTATAATTTGAATCAGCCCATTTTAAAAGGTATATAAGTTCGTTCCCTTTGCCTATTCGGTCCAAGGTGAACCGATAAGAATCTACGTAAAATATCATACCTTTCACCTGTTTGTCCTAGAATTGATTGATATAAGATTGACGAACCGTGAGACACTATTTTGCTTGCTGATATTTTTACCAAGACATCTCTTATATCGAAATACAAAAAGTCTCCTTCATACGCTGGGATTATTAGGTTAGCCAGTACTGAAATGCTGTTTTCTGTTAGAATAGGTTTCTTATTTAGTGTTTGATTAGAATGCATTAAATATGTGCCGTAAAACTCTATTCCCGGCAAATATCCACCTAAATATCCCGTACCATAACATTTTGTACAATTTGGGTTTCCAGTTTTTTTTAACAGCGGATTATAACATTCACATATCTTTCCACCACGTCGCATTTTAAACAAATATCCGTGTGTACCTCCGCCTTTTTCAAGTTGTATTTTTAAATCTTTTCGCATTGATTTAGTGATAGAATCTTCTTGTTCTAGAATAGATATCGGTTCAGTTTTATATTTTTCACCAGTTTTGTTATCTTTTAACACGAGGGTATACCAGAAACTTTTGTTAAAATAATGGGAATCGTCTTTGTACAGAATGTCTCTATAAAACTCTACAAAATCAGGTAGTTCGATAACCTTAGTAACATTTTCCGGTACATCTAGAGCACGCTCCACACACACATCCCAACGTTCAGCATCCAATTGATATTCACTGTTATACTGCCACGTTAACATGTATCCTAGCGGATCAGTCCAGACTTGAAAATCCTTTATGTATTTCACCAAAACCATCCCCAACCACTATAAGATCCCCATCCGCTATCTATGTTGGCTTGACGTTTGTATTCTGAAAGAAAATGAGTATATTTGGCATTATATACCTCAAACCACTTATCGAAATGTGGAGATTTATCTAAGTTAATTGCCAACTCTCCACCTTGCCATGGTATAACGTTTCTGCCAGCCATATCTGCCAATCTTGCATATGCGTGTGCAAGTGTACCATAAATGATTACATTATCAATTTTCCCATACGCTTCTTTAATAGTTATCTTTTTAGTTATAGGTGGAGTTAAGTTAACCTCATCAAGTGTAAGTTTTATTAAGTCTATATACTGGCAATCCGTGAAAAATACATCTTCTAAAATTTTGTTGGATTCTGGATAATCTCCTGAAATTCGTCTAACCGAATCTATGTAATATTTATAGATCCCAGCAAGTGTATAGTCACCAAAATTGATGGCTATCAAGTGTTCGGTTCTTGTTGAAGGAACGTCAGATTTCATTACAGCAAAATTTTTAGCGTATATAGTTTCATAGAATAAGTTTTGGTCTATAAAATTAACCGCTTTTAAGATATTTTGCATATAGGCGTAATTATAAGTTTGTATTTTGTTTCTATTCGTTATAATAGCCATATCAAATCCAACCTTTAATTATCAGTGTTTTCCAGACTTTCCTCCAACACTTCTAATATCTCTTTTTTTGAAGCTTTAGGCGATATTTCTATACCTATTTTTTCGGCTATTTCTATTAGTTCTGATTTTGTGTTTCTTTCGGAAAACTTTATTTCTGGTTCTCCAACTTCTTCTGCTTGTTCAACTTCTTCTTTTATTACAGGTTCTGGTTCTTTTTTTCTTTTGGGTTCAACGGCAACTGTTTTATCTTCTATTTTTTCAAAAGTCAAATATCCTAATTTTTGTAGTTTGGTTAGATTATCTACTAATTGCTCCTCAACGTTCTCGTCAGTTTCAGCTATAATTTCTTCACGAGGTTTAATTAGTGCTGACCTACCTACTATGCGTATATTAAAATCCGAAAGATTTTTCACTTTATATTTTTTCATCACAACTCAAACCTCCTTATATCCCAGCGGCAGTTCTACCTCTGAGCCCTTCAACTTTTACTGCTGTGAATTTTGCGTTGTCTTCTACTGGATTATTAGTGGGTTTTAAAGATTCTATAAAGTTCTTTTCATCTTCTTTTTCTTCTTTAACTTTTTTCATTCCTTCATTTTGTAATTGTGTATAGTATTTTTCATAGCCCTGAGATACTTCCTCGTCAGTGAATGAAATGATTTCCAAATATCCATTTTTCAGAGCTTTCTCTAGTTCGTCTTTTAAAACATCTTCGGCTGTTACCAAATCGGCTCTAAAAGTCTCACCAACATCATAAATACTGTTTTTACTCCACACTCTTAATTTTGCATTAACCACTTTAAAAAATGCCATACTATGCTTGTTATCCGTATATCAAAGATAACAACTACCCTCCTTATGTTTTAAAAATGTAACCCCTTACCACAACTGGAAAGGGGATACTTATGTGAGAGATTTTAATCATTCATTACTAATAATGCAACAGCTTTAGGATTGATTATGCTCATTCCTAAGTTACTCCAAATTTGGAACATAGCAATATTCTTTTCTACTTTATGCCAGAAAGTTAAATCCTCTTGTAGATAGAATAGTTTTCCAAGATAATCTTCTTCAGTAAACGCAAATACTTCGTTTTGGTGTACGATATCTTTCTTATTGGTTGTTGTGAACTTTCTGTTCATAATTGTATTGTAGCTATATCCATTTACAAATGTTTCTTTAGTTAATTCGTCGCCTAATACTGATGCAGGCAAAGTAATTAAATCATTATATAGTTTCACAGACATAAGAAGCTTGTCGGTCTTTAATGGTTTGTCAGCTACATCCAGGAAATTAATAACGTCCATAATAGCTTTCTTAAATGAAAAATTAGTTCCACTTAAAGAAGTTGTGACCTTTTGAGATGTGCTTGCAACAGCTGCTCTACACATTTGAATAAATTTCTTTTCTATGATTTTCTCAAAATTATAAGTAAGTCTGTTTTTAATTACTTCAGTAAACGGATACTTATAAGCCCATAATTCCTCTTGAGTAAATTCAATCTGAGGAGAAATAACTTTGTAAAAATAAACAGGGATTTTTTCTCCAACTACTCTTTTAGTTTCGGCTTCAGCAAGAAAATCACCAAATACAGCTTCCTCACTTAGATCAGGTTCAATTTCTACATATAACATTAAACTTCTACCTGCTGGGTCTTGGTCTAAAGAAGCTGGAGTAATTGTTCTAGGTGTTATAATTTGAGGTAAAAATAGTCCTTCCCTGTATTCAGTTTTTATTAAATCTATAATTGTTTTTCCAATATTGTCATCAGCGGCATTCTTTTCAAAAAAAACGTTTGAAATTACTCTGTTAAACTTTTGAACTCCGCCAATAGAAGCTAATAGCTCGTCAATTTTCATATTTGACATTAGATACACCTCCTGGAGTTTAGAAAAATTATAATATCATTATTTTTAATGCTGTTACACTGGTACCTTCAGTTATAACTTCTTCAACCAACGCAACTGCCCTAACTACTCCTCCAGATGTTG